AGTAACAGTATTTCCTACTGCCTTTGCTAAGGCATATATGAAGATTGAAGAAGGCCATGCGTATAAATTTGAATTAGGTAAAACTAAAGACGGTACAGTAATATTGGAGGATATAAATGTCGGTTAGTGTAGAAGATGTATTAGCACAATTAAGTCCAAGCATTCGTAAAAGACTTGGAACTGGAGAAGGTATAAAACTTGAATATCAAAAGACGCCGAGTTATGGACTTAATCGTGCCCTTAATGGTGGTTTACCGTATGGTAGACAGGTGCTTATTTGGGGTAGTAAGTCAAGTGCTAAGTCTTCACTATGTCTTCAAACCATTGCATTGGCGCAAGAAGAAGGCAAGGTTTGTGCTTGGATAGATGCAGAAATGTCTTATTCTGAAGAATGGGCAAAAAATTTAGGCGTAGACACAAGTAAATTGATTTATTCTCAGGCTCGTACTATTAATGAAATGGTAGAGGTTGGTGTAGGATTAATGGAAGCAGGAGTAGATTTAATAGTTATAGATAGTATTACTTCATTGTTGCCTGCAATTTATTTTGAAAAAGATTCCGATGAACTGAAAGCATTAGAAAATACAAAACAAATTGGTGCAGAGTCTAGAGACTTTAGTAATGCTTGGAAAATGCTTAACTATGCCAATAATAAAGTTAAGCCAACACTATTAATATTAATTTCACAATCAAGAAATAATATTAATGCAATGTATACAAGCCAGCAACCATCTGGTGGTCAGGCTACAAAATTTTATTCATCTACTGTAGTAAAACTTTTTTCATCTGAATCAGAAAATCAGGCTTTGAAAGGAAAGATATATGTTGGCGACAAGGCTATTGAAGAAAAAGTTGGTAGAAAAATTAGATGGGAATTGCAGTTTAGTAAAACTAGTCCTGCTTTTCAGTCTGGTGAATATGATTTCTATTTTAGAGGCAGTAATTTGGGCATTGACAGCGTCGCTGATCTTGTTGACACTGCTGAAATGGTTGGGATAGTAGAAAGAACAGGTGCTTGGTATTTATTACCAGATGGCACTAAAGTTCAAGGTAGAGAAGGTTTTATTAATAGGGTACGGGAGGATCTTGATCTACAAAATATGATTAAGAATAAACTTAGTGTCTAGATATACTGTTTATGAAGGTAAGTTTCCTTGTAAAACATGCAAACAAGAAGTAAAAACAATTAGGCTTTATGCAGAAACTGGAATGGCAACATGGATGTGTTCAGAAAAACATTTGTCAGAGTGCAAACTGTTCCATGTAGGATATAAAAAGAAAAAGGATTATGAGCGAGAAGAACGAAAGTAAAAGAATTGGTGCTAAACAGCACAAAAATTCTGGTAGAAATACTAAAAAAGGCGATGCCACCTGGAAAAATTTTACTGTAGATTTTAAAGAAAACTCAAAGTCTTTTTCATTAAACCAAGATGTTTGGGCTAAGGCCACCACTGACGCAATAAGAAATGGAAATGATCCAGCAATTATTATAGTGCTTGGAGAAGGAAATAAAAAGATAAGACTTGCAGTTATAGAGTTAAGCATTTTAGAAGAATTAATTGATAAGGTATAATAGATATATGAGTCTAATCAGAACTGATATTTTTTCAAAAGAGCATATTGAAAAAATATATGATGCTATAGATAAAGAATTTTCCACAAGGGAGCAAATTGACTGGTACGATTCAAAAACAGGACATGCTTACCCAAGCGATAAAAAGTTTATTGCAATTAAAAAAGAACTTCTTTCTAGATTAGATATTGATAAATTTACGCTTCCAGATGAAATACTTTCTGTGGCCAAAGATTGTGCTATTGATATCTGTAATCAACTTGGAGTTGAATTTAGCAATATAGGTGGGGCAACCTATGTTGAATATAATCCAAAATATAGCGATGACGGCAGCCCATACTTAAACCCACACAAAGATCATCCAGGTGCATCAGACTTTGTTTTAGACTATCAGTTAGATTCAAATATAGAATGGCCAGTAGCAATAAATAAAGATATTTATTCTTTGTCAAATAATAGTGCACTTGGAATTATAACTACAAAAAATTACCATTGGAGACCAAAAAGACAGTGGAACGACGGTGAGTATGTTAAAATGATATTTTTTCATATTACATTAAAAAATAAAAATATAGAAGATTGCAGTTATACTGCTGAAGAAATTTGGGAATTTGCAGAACAATATAATGGAGGAAAAAATGAAACACGATGAAAGTAATGTAATACTAGATGACATATTGAATCAGGATGGTATCAATTCTGTTCGTGCGTCTATATCTAGAAGTTTTGGCGGTAACTTTGTTCAAGAACATTGTCAGGCAAATCTATTTATACAATTAGAGGATGCAGTAGCAGAAAAATTTACAAGATTAGCAAGGCAGGTTAGTGGCAATAACAATCTTGTCCTAACAGAGCATTGTTTTGCAAGATATGAAAATGTTACAAGTAATTGTGGAAAATTCCATTTCAAGCCATCCTTATTTCCACACTATGATGAAACATTTAAGGAACCAAGATTTACCTTCGATTATCAGTTAAGTTCTAATATTAGTTGGCCAATAGTCGTTGAGCCAGATAAAGAATTTACTCTTAAGGATAATCAGGCAATCACCTTTAGCGGAACTCATCAAGTACACTGGAGAAAGCCAACTCTATTTAAAGATGGTGATTTTGTAGAAATGATATTCTGTCATTTCTCAGACCCAACATCTGGACCTAAAGAGCCAGACCTTAATGAAAGAATGGATAAGAAGGTAGAAGAATATCGTAAAGCATATTTTGAAGCAGGAGGTTGGACAAATGGCTCAGATTCATGATTATTTAACTGGCTTTGATAAATACAATAAGCCACTTCCATTTTATGTAGATAATCTATTTAATGAAGATCAAAAAAATAGAATTATGTCTATCATACAAGAAAACAGAAAGTTAGAACCATTTGTCATTGGTGATAGAATTGAAGATGGATACATTAGAACTGGAACATTTAAAAGTAGGTTTCAGCCAAAAATAGCAAAAAATATGTCACGTGTTTTAATTGAGTTTGATATGCCAGAAGATTGTGAAGCAATACTAGATGAAATTGCTAAACCATTACACAAGGATCCAATAGCGCTATGCCACTGGAACTATATAGATTATAATTTAAAATATGGATATGGAGATAATAGTCCAGCATTGCCTCCGCATCTAGATGCAGATGAAAATCTTGTCACCATTAACTACTGTCCAGATACTAATATTGAGTGGGATTTATATGTTGGTAATTGGAATGATACTGCTAACTTCACAAGGTATACTCTTGGGCCAGGCCAAACTATAGTATTTAGCGCAGTAAATCAAATTCACTGGAGGCCTAAGCGTAAGTTTAAAGAGGGTGAGTTTTGTGAAATCATTAGCATGGACTATTGTCCAGTTACTAGTTATAGATTTAATGGAGAAGAAAATCCAATAGATCCAGAAAAATATCCTGATAAAAGAAAAGAATATTTAACTAAACTACAGTCAAGAGAAGACATGCAGGCTGCATTTAGGTTGTGGGCTGAAGATGGAATTAAAGACGGTATTCCGACAGAATCGATGGGATGATGGAACAACAACAAAGTACTTTAGAAATGATTAATGGTCTTTCTGAAATTGCAGAGTATATGGAAGATGAAGAGTTTTCTGTTGCATTAACCACAATAGCAAAACTAATATTAAAACCAGATATTCCTATGAATGTTGCAACATTAGAGATAGTAAGGCTTCAGGCTATATCTTCTAAAATGGCATTACGTGCAACCTGGATGGCTAATGTGGATAAGTCTAATAGAGGCAAAAAGAATCTGTATTATACTGCTGCCGAATCGATTAATAATCTTGTTTCTGCACTTAAATATATAACTAGATGACATCTGATATAATTAATATAACAAAGGATAAAAATGAAAAATTTATTAAAAGAAGTAATGATAAAAGATTCTAAAAAAAATAAAAAGTCTGGTCAGATAGAGGATACATCTTTTATTGATGGACTTTCTGAAAAAATAGAGTCTGGTTATTTAGCACAAACAAAGCCAAAGTTTACAAAGAAAAGTAATTTTTCAGCATCTGGAATAACATACGGTGCTGGAGAATGTCCTAGATATTGGTATATGATGTTTGATGGTGCTCCAGCGTTTGACGACTCAACAGCACGTGGAGTCGCAAATAGAAATAATGGAACTTTAGGACATCAAAGAATTCAGCAGGCAATAGAACTATCTGGATTGCTTGATACAGAAATGGTGATGGATCCATTACCAAGAAAATATAATAAGCAAGAACATCCATCAATGGAGTTTAGGGTTAAAACAGAAGATCCGCCATTCGATGGCTACGGAGATGTTATGCTTAATATCAATAACGAAAGAGTTATTGGTGAAATAAAAACAATAAGTAATGAAGGTTTCGAATATAAAAAGAATAGTAGAAAGTCTAAGATGGGACATCTTATGCAACTATTAATTTATATGCGAGTATGGAAAATTGACAAGGGCGTAATGATTTATGAAAATAAAAATAATCATGAACTATTAACTTTGCCAGTTGTAATGAACGATCATTTCCGTCGGTGGGTAGACCAGGCATTTGATTGGATGAGAGATGTATATGCGAGTTGGAAAAAGCAGGAGTTGCCACAAAAACCCTACAGAGCCAATTCAAAAATATGTAAGGTTTGTCCAATTCAAAAAGCATGTGCTGAAGCAGAGACAGGGGTAATTAAAATTAAGCCTCTGGAGTTGCTAGAAGATGAAAAGTTGTAACTGGTGCGATCATACATTTGAGCCAACTGTTTCTTATCAGGTTTATTGTTCTCCAGAATGCAGGGAATCTGCAACAAAAGAAAAAATAAGTCAAAGGTATATACAAACAAGAAGGCAAAAAAGAAAAGGGAAAAATAGAATATGCAAAGAATGTGGGTCTAAACTATCTATATACAATGATGATTCTTTATGTAATAAATGTTCTATTAATCCAAATGATGTAAAAAAAGCAATCAAACAAATTAAAGGAATGTCAAATGACCAAAGCAAAAGAAACAGATAGATATTTTAGATCAGATTTATCTAAACAGCCTGGAATCATTTGTGCCATTGATGCAAGTACAACTAGTTTAGCCTTTACCATTTATTCCTATAAAAATTTATCAGATCATGGCAAGATTATTTTTGAAGGTAAAGATATTTATCAAAAAGTAATTGATGCAAATAAAAAAACTAAGGCCTTGTTTGATTATTATAATCTTGTAGAGGCTATTATTATTGAGCATACTGTCTTTATGAATTCTCCTAAAACTGCAGCAGATCTCGCTCTTGTTCAGGGTGCAATTATAGGGGGCGCAGGATTGGCAGGGATTAATCTAGTAGGCAAGGTGTCACCAATAACATGGCAGTCCTATCTGGGTAACAAAAAACTAACTAAAGAAGAACAACTACAAATTAGGTCTGTAAATCCAGGAAAGTCCTTATCTTGGTATAAAGCATATGAAAGAGATTTTAGAAAACAAAGGACAATAAAATTATTAGATGTTATTTATGATAGAAAAATAGAAGACAATGATGTTGCAGACTCAGCAGGAATAGGACATTGGGCTATTAATAATTGGGATAAGGCGGTTTGACAGGAGAGATTATGGGTGCTAAACTATATACAAATGAATTATGGCTTAAGAAAAGATTTCATATTGATAAGAAGTCTCCAGAGGCTATAGCAAAGGAGTGTGGATGTACAGTGGAAACTATATATGTATATCTTGCTAAATTTGGGTTAAGGAAGTCAAAACGATGAAGCCAATATTTGAAGACTCTAAAAACTTTAATTGCCAAGACCTATATTTACTTACAGTAGGAACATCTGCTGGAAGGGAAATTTACGACTCTTGCCATGAAATTGCACACCTATTAATAAAAAAGAACATAGCATATGGAAACTCTGCACTTGAGCCAGTTCGTGTTTTTAGTAAGGCAAATGCAAGAGAGCAACTTCATGTTCGCATTGATGACAAATTGAGTCGCATAATGCGTGGCACAGAATACGTTGGAGACAATGATATTGATGATTTAATAGGATATCTTATATTACTTAAAATTGCAAAGTCTAAAGAGTTAGAAAAAATGGAGGCATATGGATATGTCGACTGAAGAAGATTTAATAAAACATTTAGATGAAATTAATATTGTAGTTGGAGAATATCTAAAAGGAAATGATGCTACCAAAATATCTAAAGATCTTTCAATACCACGAACTCGTGTAGTTCAACACATTAATGAATGGAAAGTTATGGCTTCTGCCAATGATGCCATTCGTGCTCGTGCAAAAGAAGCATTGGCTGCTGCTGATACACATTATAATAAGTTAATTACAAAATCATACGAGGTTATTGATGAGGCTAGTTTAACAAATAATCTTAGTGCAAAAACGGCTGCTATTAAATTAGTTATGGATATTGAATCCAAAAGAATGGATATGTTACAAAAAGCAGGTCTATTAGAAAATAAAGAACTTGCAGAAGAAATGTTAGAAATAGAAAAAAGACAAGAAGTTTTAATGGGAATTTTAAAAGACATTGCTGCTGAATATCCAGATGTAAGAGATGATATTATGCGTAGGCTTTCAGACATTGCCAAAAAGGATGAAGTGATTACAATTGTCCATGATGTTTGATGATTTTCTTGAAGCGCTTGCAGATAACCATTTTGAAGAAACTCCAGTAGATGTAAAGACATTTGTTGAGTCTCCAGACTATTTAGGACAACCACCATTATCAGAAAGTCAATATGATATTGTCCAGGCAATGAGTCAGATATATCGCAAAGAAGATTTACAAAGAATAATGGGAGAAAAAGAAGGTTCTGAATATTACGATAAATATACCAAAAACGAAATTATTCTTCAACTTGGTAAGGGTAGTGGAAAAGACTTTACTTCTACTGTTGCTTGTGCTTACATTGTGTATAAGTTGTTATGCCTTAAGGATCCAGCCAGATATTTTGGAAAACCTTCTGGGGATGCCATAGATCTTATCAATGTTGCTATTAACGCACAACAAGCCAAGAACGTTTTCTTTAAAGGTTTTACAACTAAGATTGAGAAGTCACCTTGGTTTGCTGGTAAATATGAAGCAAAAGTTTCATCTATTAGTTTTAATAAGTCTGTTACAGTTTATTCTGGACACTCTGAAAAAGAATCTCATGAAGGTTTAAATCTTTTACTTGCAGTTCTTGATGAGATCTCTGGCTTTGCAACAGAACTACAGAGTGGAAATGAACAGGGTAAGACAGCAGATAATATATATAAGGCTTTCCGTGGTTCTGTAGATTCTAGATTTCCAGATTTAGGCAAAGTAGTTCTTCTTTCATTCCCAAGATTTAATGGAGATTTTATTTCTGAAAGATATGATTCTGTTATTGCAGAAAAAGAAATAATAACCAAAACCCATAGATTTATTATTAATCCATTATTACCAGAAGATAGTGCAGACAATTGGTTTGAAATTAGTTGGGACTATGATGAAATTAAATCATATAAGTATCCTGGAGTATTTGCTTTAAAGAGAGCAACTTGGGAAGTTAATCCAACAAGAAAAGTTGATGATTTTAAAATTGCATTTATGACTGATTTGGGTGATGCAATGATGCGTTTTGCCTGTGTTCCGACATATGCTTCAGATGCCTTTTTTAAACAAGCAGACAAGGTGAGGGCATGTATGAGTATTAGAAATCCTTTAGATAGTTTCAGAAGATTTGAAGCAAACTTTAAGCCAGATCCAGAAAAAGTTTATTATGTTCATGCTGACCTTGCACAAAAACATGACAAATGTGCTGTTGCAATTGCACATGTTGAGAAGTGGGTCAACGTGCAGGTAATTAAAGACTAT